ATACCACTTCTATCTGATATCGCTTTTGATTTACTTCCTGATGCAAAATTAGACATTTGGGTAATAAGCCTGTGGTGTTATAAAAGTGCTTGAAGAAGAACCATCTTCTGTTAAAGCTCTTTGTAGTTCATCTTCATATAATAATTTCATTTGTTGCACCATTTCTGGTTTTACTTTTTGACTTAGATAGTAAGCAAGTCCTGAAACCATACAAGGTACAAATCGATAAGGAACATCAACAACGTTTGTTGGTAAACCTCCATCCTGAATTCTTTTTACAAAATACAAAGCTACATCATTAGCAGCGGCTGTAGCATCTGGAGTAGGATAAAGTGTAATCGTTACGTTATCTATAAATCTTTGTACGTAGTATTGTGTTGGTTGCCCCTTTGTAAGTTTGTTTGACAGTCCAGAATAAGTTGACCTATTTATCTTTGTAAGAGCAGAGTCACTTTGATTTGTTGTTCCTTTGCCTGTTCTATAAGCAGCTTCAAGAACGTCATCAACACCATGTATCCCGTTAGTGGGAGAAGTTGTTGCACTTGTTCCATCAGCAGCGTCTCTAAAAAACTTATATTCCGCTTGACCTTCAACTAAATCTAGATTTGTTTTTTCAATCTCCCAATAGTGTAAGCCTCTGTTAGCCCATTCCATAAACATAATGTCTAAAGAACGTCTAGCTGATCTAAGTTGATATCCAGAAACAGAGTCTAAACCTACTCGATTGTAAGCTTCTTTAACAATATCATCGATTGGAAAAATAGCTTCCGATCTAGTTGTACCCGATGTTGTCATTTGGCCCCCTAGTTAAAAGTAATAGTGCAACTGCCTGATCCAGAGAGTGTTAAGTGACAACCATTTTTCATTCTAATACCACTTCCAGGAACAAAGATTTCTAGTCCTTCTGTTCCAAAAAGAAATGTATGAGCTGTACCTGCTCCTGTAGTTGCATTGTCATGCAAAATAACAGAACCACTTGCGTTGCCCTTTGCTTGAATAGATGTAACCCTACAAGGCCCGCCGACTAAAACGCCAGTAGCGGTTGCTTGAGCTGTTCTCTGGTCTGATGTGAATGATCCTCCACCTGCCATAATATTTCCTCCTAAATTAGCGGGGCCGAAGCCCCGCATTAATTAACTATTAGCTTAAGTTATTATTCTGTATGTACAGAACAGTAACCGTAGCGGCACCAGTTGTACCATCACCGTTAGCTGCTGTGAATACAGCGTTAACTGTCTGATCAGATGATCCAATATCTGTACCATCAGTACCAATAGTACCTCTAGTTGTAGCCAAAGCTTTTACGTTTGTGTTTGCAAGATATTCATCATCGTCACCTGCGTGTCCGATTTTTACAGTTGCTGTACCACCATCGTTAGAAACAGTTGTAACATTTAAGACAACGTCAACGATTTGTGAGTTTGCAGGTATGATTCCTACCGCTGTAGTAGCAGTAGCACCAATTATGTCAATCACGGCTGATTGTGCCATTAAGACGGAACCAGTATTTTTACTTGCTCCTTCTCTTATTGATCCAGCTTTTACTGGACCCGAAAATGTAGTTGTACCCATTTTATATTCCTCCTATTAATTAACACAGTCGCGAGGCCGTCTGGTCAAGTCTGTGTTTCTTTGAATATACGCTTTTAATTTAATGATTGCAAATAAAAAGGGGCGCCGAAGCGCCCCTTAGAATGGTTTATAACCTTAATGATTATACACCTGGTGATCCGAATAGACCTCTAGGATCAGAGAAGCCGAAGCTGTATCTTTCCCTAGCTTTATATCTAACGTTACCAGTTTCAAAATCACCCTCTAGGGCAGTTTTGATTGGTGCTCTAACCATGTGCTTTAAGCCGTTAGGAACGTCTGTTTTGATATAGAACGCTTCGTTATCAGCAAGGAAGTTATTTACCACGTATCCTTGTGGTATCATTCCCATGCTTGATAAAGCGTTAATATCGTTATCAGCAGTTCCAACTCTATTAGCAGATTTCATGATTCGCTCAGCTACAAATTGCTGTCCTGGGTGAATGATTAATTTCATTCCACGAGCAGCGATTTTTAAGCCTCTCTCATCTGTTAGTGCAGCAATGTCAATGATTGACTGCTCTAAAGATGTTTCAGATAAGTCAGCAGCTGTTGCTAACTCGTTTCTGAAAGTACCTGCGATCGTAGGGTGAGATTGGTCTAGAAGTGCTACACCGTCCCCTCCCGCTGATGCGCCTGCAGTGAACGCGTTGTCCAGAATTGCAGCGGCTTTAAGTTGCTTAGTTTGAGCCATAGAACGTGCTAGTGCTTTTGTGTAACGAGTAGAAATCTTGTCATACAAGTTATCTTCAATTGCTTCCTCAGTAATTGCGAAAGCAAGAGCCACTGTTTCGTGTTGATATCTTGCTGTGAAAGTTTCTTGCGCGTTGTCATAAGTTACACCAGCGCCTTCAGCTTTAACTGCAGCTTTGTCGAATCCAGATAACATTACTTCTTCTTCGAATGCTCGATCAGAATTTTCTGTATCAAAGATTTCTGCGTGTTGGTTTTCGTAGTTTTTGTACTCAAGTCCGAATAATGCATTCAGACCTGGCTCTAGCTCTTTAGCTAGTTGTTGTCTTGATATAGCCATTATTTATGTCCTCCTGCTATTATGCGTACAAGTGCTCGTTAATTAGAACATTATAAACTGCATTAGCTGAACCAACCTCACCGCGACCTTCTTTTCCAGAAAATCCGATAATCATTAAGTTGGCACCGTTACCGATACCAGCTGGTCCTGCAGAGTCAAGTTCCATTGCACTTACACCCGTTGTTGTTGAGCCTGTGCCTACGACTACGTCTGCTGTTTGCATGACGTCAGATTGTGCAGATGCACCATCACCTTGTATTTCAAATACTTGGTATGGGTCATCGTATACAAATGCGTCTGCTACAGCGCCGTTTCCGCTGGCCTTAGACTGGTTTTTAAAAGTAGGTTTGTTAGTTGTCGCGTCGTCAAATTTACATCCCCAAAAAACACCAATGTTAGTAGTACCTGTTCCAGCTTGCTGGATGTTACCAGAGTCTGGTTGTACCATGTCACCTTGGAAAATTGCATTAGCTTCGTTAGATGCAATTTTATATTCGTTCATTTTTTGAGGCGGTCCACTTCCGATTTTTCCAACTGGATTCAAACCAAATGCGGCGTCTATATTTGCCATATGTTTTTCCTCCTTAAAGGTTTAGTTGTTAAATCAGTGGTCGAAATATCAAAATGCTATTTCTTTGTACCACCAAAAGTTACACGAGTTTGTCGATCTTGATTAATCGGCATACTTGGGTGCTGTTCCTTCAAGACATCGTTTTCTAAGGCTTCATGTCGATCGGCAGATACTTTTTTAAAGTAGTCCTCTCGAGACCTTGCGAGCTCTTCGGGTATCCTTGCCAGCACAAGGCCACCAACTCCTATTACACCTGAATATTTACCTGTGTCTAAAGACGGGTAATTATCGTTTGGGTATTCGTCAGCTCTCACTAACTCCCAACCAGATCTCAACTTACCTGTTATATTTTTTGAGTCGTCTTGACCCATACTTTCAGCTCGTATCCATCTGTGTCGATAACCGTCTGGTGCAGGCGGTGCATCTAGTGATGATGGGGGAGTCCAAACTTTAGGCTTTTCAGTTTTAGCTCTAGTTTGACTCGCGCGAGTGGTCTTCATTTTATCGTTTTCCATATGCTTATACCTCCTTCGCGGCTAATTGTTTCGCATATTCTTCTAGCGGCACACCTAATCGTTTAGAAATAGCTACCTGTGATGGTGTGAGTTTCACAGTTTTTCTGCGTCCTTTTACGGCCGGACGTTTAGCACTTGCTACGTTCTGAACTGGTTCAGAAGCAGATTCCTTATTTGTATCAAATTTGTGAGGGAATTCAAGTCTTATTCGTTTATCCACTTCAGCGTAATATTCTTCTGATTGTGGATCAAAACCTTCCTCCTCTACAAGGGATTTGTGTATATCAAATGCAGTGTAAGTCATTGCATTATCACTACCAAACCAGGAATTTTTGGATGCCCATTCGTCAGCTTTTGGGTCAATTGTAGCCCGTGGCTGCTGCATTGGAACCTGTTGTTGTTGGACTGGTGCTTCAGCTCTTGCTGCTGTAGCCTCTTTAACATCTTTAATTGACGCAAGTCTGTTAGCGTCCATTGCAAGTGTTGCTATTTCAGTCTGAGCTGCAACCTGTTCTTCGATATTACCCGCGGCGATTGCACTAGCAAGTTTGGCTTTGGCAGCATCGATATTTGTTGTAACTCTTTTTTCAAACTCAGCTGTGTAGTTTGTATCCAGTTTAGAATATTTACTTCTTAACTTTTCAACTTCAGCTTGTTGGTTCTGAGCATATGTAATAGCTTCTTCTTTTTGCCTTTCAGCTTCTCTCATTTTTTTAGTAAGCTTGGCAATTCTTTTTTGTACGCCTTCAGAATACTCAGCGAGTTCTTCTTTTGGTGCTTGTACTTCTTCTTTTTCTTCGTGTGTTACACCAGCAGATTCAGAAACTTCTATTTCTGGTTTTTCTTCTGGCTGTTCTTGTTCTGGTTGTGCTTCAAGATCAATCTCTTGTTCTTGTTCATCACCATCACCTACGTCTATTTTTAGGTCTTCGTTTTGCATAGTTAATTCCTCCTATGAATTACATTGCGTGAATAAGATCTTTGGGATCTTCTATTGTCCCAAGAACCTCATCATCGTTTAACATTCTAATTTCACCACCATCAATATCCATGCGTGATCCTGCATATCTTGCAAATATCACCCAATCTTTTTCTTTGCACCATGAACCTGTTGGGTACTTATCTTCGTCTTTATAACAAAGAGGTCCCATCTTTAGTACATATCCAACTTGTACAGCAGCGCGTGCTCTGTCCAATGTTTCCTGTGCGATAATAATTCCACCTTCGCTTTTTTCTTTTACCCTAAAAGGCATAACAAGTAGCCGCCACCCAGTAGGGTTCGGTAACTTATCTAAATTTGTTTTGGAAGGTGCTTCTGTTGCTTCTTTATCTTCAGCTTCGTATTTAGCTTCTAATGCGTGTGACGTTGTTTGGGTCATCTTTTTCTGGCTCCTTTGGTTCTAGCAGGTTAGAGAGTTCCTGATTAATTGAATCCACTGCGTGGATCTTACCTAATATATATTTGTATTCTTCCATAGTGTCAACCCCGCCGTTTGCGAGTGTTTGGACTAGTTGGTCGAGCATTGCTTGCATCTCCCTTTTTATCTTGTAGATCACGTTTATCGGATCTGTAGCTTCTGACATATCGTTTCTCCTTGTCTCCGTTTCTATCCCAGAACTCGTCAAGCGGATTCTTGGGTTTTTCTTCCCCCATATTCTCCCCCAATGTCTGATTAAATCAATCTATTTTTTGAACTTTTTTAGTGTTGACACGCCAAATGATCCACCAACTATTGTAAGTATAATGACCCAATAATAATCATTAGCCTGAGCCAGAATCTCCCATCCTCTATTCATGTAAGGTTGTAGTGGCCCAATAAAATGACATATGAATATACCACTAAAAGTAAGAGTGAGCCATTCGTCTTTCCATGAGTTAGCAGTTTGTCTCACCTGTTCCATCTGAACACCAATCTTCGCTACATCCACCTTTGCGGCCGCCTCTATCTCCTTTGCTTTGATAATTTTATCCTTCTCAATTTTGTGAGAAATTGCGCCGACGGTCTTTTCGGTTATAAGTTTTGTTATGGGATTACTTAGTAATCCTCCTCCAAGACCTAAAAGTGGTTTGATGAGTAGCAGTGGGTTCATTAGTTGTTGATGATTACCGCGATGACAATTATAATTGCAACAGCAATTATAACTTTTGTTTTCTTAGTGGTTCCGTCCCACCATTCTTGGGCTTTCCATTTTATTTCGTCGATCATGATGACCTCCTTTTTTTGTTTACACCTGCTTCGCTGAGCGCGATAGCTATGGCTTGCTTCTTATTTTTAACTTTTTTCTTAGATTTGCCAATGTTTAATTTTTTATTTTTAAACTCTCGCATTACCTTGCTGATTTTCTTTTCTTTTTTAGAAACAGTTTTACCAGTTTGTGAACGTGATATTGCCACTAGTCTAATCCAAATACTCCAAGTTCATCAACTAAATATTTTGCTAAGTCCTCAGGATACCCATCTTCTAAATACTGTTGATACATGGCTGAAGCCTCTTCATCACCTTCAAAAGGATCTACTGGATCAGGTATAACGGGAACTCTGTCATTACCTTGCCCTACACTTCCTCCTACCTCTGATGCTAATGCCTCTAAATCTTCTCCTTGATAAGTCATGCCCATAGCATCCGCGTAATCCTTTAGGCTATCAAAATTAGTTCCCGTAAAATCTCCTTCAGAGTCAAACTGCATTCCTGCACCAAGAAAACCCTGTTGCATATCTGCTAAGTCTTTGAGGTTTCCTTCCTCATCTATAGCATTTCCAAACGGAGCTCTTTGATCAAAGCTATAATTTCCAAGGTCAAGATCACCATAAGTAGACACACCTGGTTTTCCGAAAAAACCTGTTTTGATATTTCCCTCTTCATCAAGTTTTGTGCCTGCAAAGTTTGCAAAGTTTGCCCCTATAATCCCGGGAGTGAAACTTGGTGATAGCGAAATACCAACTTTTTGAGCTTTATCAAGTGCATTCATAGTGTCTTGATAGGCCTTAGTATTCTTAATACCACCAAAGAAATCAGTTACTGGTTTAAATCTCTCAGCTAATGCTTCCTTAAAACTAACGTCTTTTGTAACTTTTGTTTCTTTGTTACCACCACCTGGGTCACTATCAACAGTTGGTCCGCTACTAACGTCTGTAGCTTCCTTTCCAAATTGTCCTGGTCTGTGATCTCCAAAACCTGTTTTGTTGCCAGCACCTGGATTTCCTGTTTTGCCAGACTTGTCAGCTTTACTGCTGCTTTTACGTCCGCCTTTGCCTTTTAAAGCCATTTTATTTACTCTCCCTATTATTCGTCATCAACAAACGTTGCTTGCATCTGTTTTATACCATCTTTTGCAAGTGATACAGACGCTCTCAATTTAGCATGTTCGTCATTTTGTTCTAGTTTATCTTCAGCTATTTCACGATTAGAAACGAGCCTTAGAGCCTCCATTTCAGCCTTTGCTTCGCCCTCAGCACGCTTTCTTTCCTCTTCTTTTGCTCTAAGTTGCACTTCTTCGTTCTTTAATTTCAATAATGGGTCATTATCGATCTGATTTAACACTTTTTTCTCTTCTTCTAGGTACTCAGCCATGATTTGAGCGATCAATTGTGCCTTTCTAGAGTCCATTTTCTGTTGCATGGACTTAAGTTCCTTCTGAATAGCTATAAATTCAGGATTTTGTTGCAACATTTGTTGATTTCCTTGTGCTTGAGC